ACAAGATACAAAACAAATCGGCGCTGAAGCAAAGGATATGACCCACGCAGTCAAAATGTTAAATTATGCAAACAAAAATACATTACTTGTTCTTATCTCACAACAAAGAAACCAATTTGGCTCTATGCATGCCAGCCATATACCTACGGGAGGAATGGCAGTCAAATTCTTTTCCACCACAGTCATTAAGCTTTGGTCTTCCGAGGCTGAGGCTAATGCTATCAAGGCTGGCATTAAAGTTGGCGATAAAATTATTGAGCAAAGAGTTGGACGACCAGTTAACTGGATTGTTGATTACAGCAAAGTATCCCCACCAAATTTATCTGGACAATATGATTTCTACTATCAAGGAGAAGTAATTGGAGTAGATAGAGTAGGAGAAACTCTTGATGTTGCAGAGATGTGCGGAATTGTTGAAAAGGGCGGTGCTTGGTATACCGTTAATGGAGAAAGATTTCAAGGTCGTGCAAAAGCAGTTCAACATTTAAGAGATAACCCAGAAATAATTAATAAATTAATTGAGGAAATAAATGCCAAATCTTAATGAATTTTTTCACAAACCAGAAAAGTTACATAGTTCAGAATTGCAAAAAATATCTGGTTTAAAACCATGTTCAAAATGTAATGAAGATGCAGCAGAAGCATATTGGGATCCGCTTACTTTTATAATGTCATGGACTTGCCCACAAGGTCATTCAAATCAAATAAAGGTAAACGCATAATGTCAGAAAGATCTGAGGCTAAACGTGATGGAGCTAAACAACAAAAAAATAGCGGACGTGGTAATTATCAAAAGGGTGATGCCCAATGGAAAAATTTTGTTGTAGATTATAAAGAATACGAACGGTCAATTTCTATTACAGAAGCTATGTGGGCTAAAATATGTACAGATACTTTTAAAGTCAATAGAAATAAATACCCAGTACTCAAACTTATTCTTGGCTCGTCTAGTAAGAAAACTAGGTTAGCAGTAATTGAATGGTCTTTATTAGAACAATTAGTAGAAAGATGGGAGATAGACAATGTCTAGCGGAAAATATAAAAGACATGACGGATTTAATCCAATACAGATTAAAAATAACAGAATAGTTCGTCTTAGAAAAGACGGATCAATAAAAGCAGATCTAGGACCATACCCAAAGGATAAAAAAATAAAATGAAAGAAATTTTACTAACTACATTAACTGGCGCAGGAGTAGGAGCGGTTTTTTCCTTACTAAAGCTCCCTATACCAGCCCCACCAGTATTTGCTGGACTTATGGGAATTGTAGGGTTATGGATTGGATATGCAATTGTAACAAGGATTTTTTATGCGTAAAAAAATACTAATGCCAAAAGTTGTTGTTTATAGAGATATTATAAAAAATATAGACGACATTTTTAATTTAGTTAAAATTTCTAAAGAATCAAAAGGATCTTCTATAATACCTAAATGGGAAAACTGGAATCATGACGGATTCATGTCTACCCCAGATATATTTAATTTAGAAAATGTAAAATCTTTAAAAACAGAACAAGAAAAAAAAGAATATCTTTATCTTAATTATATATATAATTCATATTGGACTATATTAAAAGATTATATTTCTGATTGGAAATTGGTGGGAAGTTGGCCCTATGTAAAAGATTGGACTTTAAATAAAGATAATAAAGAACAACAACTACAGCTTACTAATCAAATTTTATTAACATATTCTGCTAATCCAAATGAAAGATTAGCTATGAATTATCATACTGATGAACATCAATTTAATTTAGATGCAAAAGGATCTCATTTATTTATAACAATTACCGTATATCTTAATGACGATTATGATGGTGGAGAATTATCTTTTTTAAATGAAGAATCAAATACTCTTATATATTATAAACCAAAGGCTGGAGACATTACTGTGTTCCCCAGCTTTTTGCCATTTTATCACGGGGTAGAGGCATTACATAAAAACGAAAAATATTTAATAAGAAATTTTATTACATGTGAATATGAAGGATCTGAAGAATGGAATAAGAATTTTGAATTACATGGAAAAGATACATGGGAAAAAATAGAAAAAGATAGAATTGAAAAAGAATGGAACGACTCTAAATACTATAGATTACCAGTATTTTTAGATGATGATGAAGAAAATGATTTAATTTTAAAAGCAGCACATGGAAAAAGAATATTATTTCCATTAACAAAAAAAGAAGCAAAAGAAAAATTTTTGATAAGGTGGGAAAATGAAAACTGATTTGAATACTCTTGAAATTATAAGCCAAATAACTGAATTTAATGATCTTCATGAATATATGAAGGACGACCATCTTGATAAAGCCATGGCTATTGTCATAAAAATGTTAATGTCCCCAGACATACCAGCAGCTAAAGCCCCTCATTTAATTATTGAACTGCAAGCAATGTCAGCAAAATTTGGTATACTTGCTGCATATTATACTACTGTAGGGAAAGACAAAGCAGGAACAGTAAACAATAATAAAAAGAATGTTTATTATTCGGTAAAGGAGTCCATAGACAAACTTGTAGATGCTCTCAAGTATGTCGTTAGATATAATGGCTAGAGAAATAGTAAATAATTTAAAATTTAAAAAATATAATGGCAAATTTAATATTGAAGAATTTTCTAAATTATTAGACGATGCTTATCTTGCTACAAAAAGACCAGATGGAGAAATGACTAAAAAATCATTTAGCCCCAGTAGCTTTGGTTATGGGCATGGAAATTGTCCAAGATATTGGTATATGGCATTTAGTGGTGCTACATTTATAGACAATAATGATGCAAAGGCAATTGCTAATATGGCACAAGGAACTCAAGCTCATGAAAGATTACAAAAGCTAATACAAAACCAATCCTCAGATCTATTTAAAACTAACTCAATGAAAGATGTAAAAACTGAAGTTGAAATAACTAATGAGTATCCACCTATTCGTGGATTTATAGATTTAGTAATTAATTGGGATGACGAAGAGGTTTTAGGTGAAATTAAAACTGCAAAGCAAGAGGTCTGGGACACAAGACAAGCAGAGATGTCCCCATCAGCAAATCATATGCTACAGCTTTTAACATATATGAAATTAAGAAATGTTAAAGAAGCATTTTTTCTATATGAAAATAAAAACACACAAGAAATATTGTTGATACCAGTACAATTAACAGAAAAAAATAAAAAAATTATTGAAGATTTGTTTGTTTGGCTTTGTGAAGTTTATGATAATTTTAAAGATGGTGGACTTCCAATGAGACCATTTACAAAAACTTCATATTCTTGCAAAGGATGTCCTATTAAAAAAGAATGCTGGTCTATTGAAACTGGCATGGTTCAAATTGAACCATACGAGGTTCCTGAACTATGATTTGTTTTAACTCAGAATGTGCTAAAGATTTTACCCCTAAGACTCATAATCAAAAGTATTGCTCAGATGAATGCTGCAGAATTGCCACAAATAGAAGAATTATGGAAAAGTATTATGAAAAAAAAGCTATTAAAAATGGAGCACCAAGAACCTGTAAATCTTGTAAAACTAAATTAAGTAGATATAATCAAAATAATATATGCTCAACATGTGAAAAAAATATAAGCTATGAAGGCAAAAAAATTCTTTGGAGTATTTTAGGTGACATTAGCTAATTTAGTTAAAACTAAAGCAAACAGGGTATTAGGCATAGATGCATCAACCAACTCTGTTGCTTTTTGTTTAATGGAAAATGATAAGCCTATTAAATGGGGAAAAATTAATTTTAACGGTGCGGATATATATGAAAAAATTTATGATGCAAAAATTAAAATGCATTCAATGTTAAATGATTTAAAATCAGATTATATAGTAGTTGAAGGAGCAGTGCTTGTCAGATCAGCAGATGCTGTGATAAAATTGTCTTATGTCTATGGTGTTGTTATTGCTGAGCTTATGTCTACTGGTGCTAAGGTTCTTACTATTAGTCCATCCGCTTGGCAGGCGTTTATTGGTAACAAAAATCCAACGAAAGATGAGAAATCTGCAATAAGATTAAAAAATCCAGGATACGCAGACTCTTGGTATAAAACACAATTAAGAAATATGCGTAAACAAAGAACTGTAGATTATTTTAATAATAAATATAATTTGCAATTAGATGATTTTGATGTAGCAGACTCTTTTGGAATAGCTTATTATTCAAATAATATACTAACAGAAAGGATATAAAATGAAAGATTTTTGGGAAAATATGTCGCTAGATTATGGGATTGAATACTTTACAGAACTTAATAAAGACACTGGATCTCATGTTCATTTAATGGGTGAAGGAAAAATTGCTTTAGATTTTGGTTGTGGCACTGGAAGAAATATAAATAAAATACTAGAAAAATTTGATACGGTTGTAGCTTATGATTTACCTAATATTTTAAATATAGCAAAAAATTTTAATCATGAATTTGATAAAGAAAAATGTAAATTTTTTTCAAACTGGGAAGAAGTGTCTAATCAAAAATTTGATTGTATATTAGCAGATTCTGTTTTTAATCATGTAGAAAAAAAAGAACTTTTAATTTACTTAGAAGATATGAAAAAAATGACTAATAAAATTATAGTTCATGGAAGAAGATTTATGGACGACGGAAATAGAGATTTGTTACCTATTTTTAATAAATATTTTAATGTAGAATTTATTAAATCTTATGGCTCCTCAGACCATCATGATACTATGTTAGCTATATTATATACTTAATTATATGAAATTATATCAAAGTAAAGATTGGCTATATCGTAGGTATATAGTGCAAAAGAAAACAATTACACAGATAGGAAAAGAATGTGGTGTTTCTGCTATGACAATACAGAGATATTTAGAACAGTTTGGATTAATTAAAAAACGATGAATATAGCATATAAATTATTCCACTTACCAAAAGATCATGATAGAAATAAATTAGTTGAAAATGCACATTCTATATTATTAAAAGAATTTAAAAGACTAGATAGCGATACAATTAAAATTTCATCATATGATGAGTATATTGAATTTAAAAATAAATATCCAGATTTTAATATTGATGTAAATGGATATAATTTAGATAATAAACAGGGTTGGCGGTACGGAGAAGTTGGTATATGGGCTAGTAACTGGTTAGCTTGGAAAACTTTTTTAAATTCAGAATATGATTATTTAATTTTATTAGAAGATGATATTGTGTTATATAACAATTTTACAGAACAACTTAACAAATATATTTCCTCTGCACCAAGTAATTTTGATGCCCTGCACATATTTTCACCAGACTCAGAGCTACATAAATATCAAATTGGCATGGATATATCAGAATTTATATGTTCATCATATCAAGATTGGTCCTGTGCCTGTTATGTTATTAACAAGGAAGGCGCAGCCAGAATGCTTAATCAGGCATCTAAGGGCATAAACCTTCCATTAGATTGGTTTATGTTTAGGCAAAAGCATGTATTTAATATATATACTATTAGACCACAAATAGAAAAAACATGTACAGTAGAGTCAATCGAATCTACATTTCAAACAAAAGAAGATAGGAAAATATTAAATGGGATTCTCTGATCCAACAAATAAACCATGGACTAAAGAAAAAATAATTGAATTAAATCCTACTACTGTATTAGATGTTGGTGCTGGGCAGGGCGTATATTTAAATTTAATTAGAGAAGGTCTTGGTGCTGGGGTAATTGTAAATGCTGTAGAAGTATGGCAAGAGTATATTAATCAATTTGATCTTGAAAATAAATACGATAAATTATTTGCAATGGATGTTAGAGATTTAAATAATTTTGCATATGATTTAATAATTCTTGGGGATGTATTAGAACATATGCCAGAACAAGCAGCAGTAGATCTTTGGGAAAAAATATCAAAGCAGGCAAAATATGCAATTATTTCTATTCCTATTATTCATTATCATCAAGATGCTATTAATGGAAACCCATACGAAGTACATGTTGAAGAAGATTGGAATACCGAAAGGGTCTTAAAAACATTTAAAGGAATTATAGAGTACAAAGAATTCCCAGTGACGGGAGTATTTATAGCAAAGTTTGATAATCAATGATTCCAAAAATTATCTGGCAGACCTATAAAGACCCATTTGATAAATTACAACCTTATATGGTTAATGCAATAAATACCTGGAAAAATTTAAATCCAGATTTTGAATATAGGTATATGGATGATGCACAAGCTTCAGAGTTTATATTAAATGAATACGGTAAAGAATGGCACGATTTATTTAACAGCTTTCCAGTAGGCGTAATGCGTGGAGATTTATGGCGGTATATGATTATTTATAAATATGGTGGAGTGTATGCCGATTTAGATACAGAATGTTTAAATCCAATAAATAATTGGTTAAATCAAGAATATGAAATGATTGTTTGTCCTGAAACAGATATTCATTTTTGTCAATGGACATTTGCAGCATCTGCTGGTAGTCCTATATTAAAATCAGTTTTAGATACAATAAAAGAAAAATTATTAAACCCAGAATATGGCTCACCACATTTTGTACATACACACACAGGTCCAGAAATATGGACTAAAGGGATATTAAAAGCTTTAAATATTCAGGTTGATAATTTAATTAATGATTACCTATTGTTAAATTCGTCAGACAATGCTAAACTATACAAGTTCCATTGTTATGGTGGAGAAAATTGGCGGATATTCCATTTTATTGACGTTAACCATATTTATGGAAGCCAAAAGTGGGATGATGGAAATTATGTTCAATGGATTGAGGATCCACTAGTGAAAGGTACAAGATGAGTCTAGAGCCAGTATTTGAAGATATAAAAGAATTTAGATGTGAAGATTTATATTTATTAACTGTAGGTACCGAAGCTGGACATGAAATTTGGAACACATGTCATGAAATTGCACATATGCTTATTAAGAAAAATATTGCTTATGGCAATTCAGCTCTTGACCCTGTGCGTATATTCTCAAAAGCGGGACCAAGAGAACAGCTTCATGTCCGTATAGATGATAAATTAAATAGACTTATGAAGGGTACAGATTACCCAGGAGATAATGATATTGATGATTTAATTGGATATTTAGTATTACTTAAAATAGCCAAGTCTAAATCGATTTAGTTTTAGTCAACTAAGATGGTATAATAATCATATATGGAAATTGAATTAGCTGATCATTTTGATCGCATGAATAAGGTTGTTGCCGAACTTTTAAAGGGCAATAATCCGACCCAGATTGCCTCTCTAACGGGCTTTAAAAGGTCTGAGGTAGTAGAACTCATAGATGAATGGAAAACCGTTGTATACAACGATACAGGGTCTAGAGAGAGGGCTAAAGAGGCTATCTCAGGAGCAGATCAACATTACTCTATGCTAATTAAAGAGGCATGGAAAACAGTAGAGGATGCAGACCAGGCAGGCCAACTAAATGTTAAAGCCAATGCTCTTAAATTAATTTCAGATATTGAAACAAAAAGAATTACTATGCTCAAAGAAGTGGGTCTTTTAGATAATGCAGAGCTTGCTTCACAAATAGCAGAGACAGAACATAAGCAAGAGATCCTAGTTAAAATATTAAAAGAAGTAACAGCTACATGTCCTAAATGCAAAATGGATGTGGCAAAAAGACTTTCTCAAATAACAGGCATAGTAGAACCAGTAATAATTGAATCAGAGGAATCTAGTGGATCTTAATTTTAGTGATTTAATTGATATATTAGATGGTGAAGAATTTGAAGAGCGTCCAGTAGACTTACGTACATTTGTAACCCATCCAGATTATTTGGGACTTCCTCCACTTTCAGAATATCAATATACTTTAATTGAAAAGTCATCTCAAATATATAAAGAATCAACTCTTATTAAATTATTTGGAGAACAAGAAGGCAAAAGAATATTTAAACAAACATGTAGTGAAGTTATTGCACAATTAGGAAAAGGTAGTGGAAAAGATTATTGTTCTACTATTTCTGTATCTTATATTGTTTACTTGCTTCTATGCTTAAAAGATCCAGCCACATATTATGGTAAACCTCCTGGAGATACTATAGATATTCTTAATATTGCTATTAACGCACAGCAGGCTAACAATGTTTTCTTTAAAGGATTTAAGACAAGAATAGAAAGAAGTCCATGGTTTGTTGGAAAATATGATCCCAAAGCTTCAGAGATTAGATTTGATAAAAATATTAACGTATACTCAGGACATTCAGAACGTGAAGCGTTTGAAGGATATAACGTTATAGCAGTTATTCTTGATGAGATTTCTGGATTTGCTACCGAAAATACAACTGGTCATGATCAAGCTAAAACTGCTGATGCAATATATGACATGTATCGTGGTTCCGTGGTTTCTCGTTTTCCAGACTATGGCAAAGTAATTTTACTTTCATTTCCTCGCTTTAAAAATGACCCTATCCAAAAATTCTATAATTCAGTTATTGCAGAAAAAGAGACTGTAATAAGAAATAAACTTTTAAAAATGGATAACGACCTACCAGATGGAACTACTGGAAATGAAATAACAGTTGAGTGGGAAGAAGACCATATAGTTTCATATAAAATTCCTAGAGTATATGCACTTAAAAGACCTACTTGGGAAATTAATCCAACAAAAAAAATAGAAGATTTTAAAATTGAATTTTATAAAAATATGCCAGATGCACTTGCACGTTTTGCCTGCATGCCTTCTGATGCTGTAGATGCGTTTTTTAAATCTCGTGAAAAAATTGAAAAAGCCTTTGCTAAGACATATATTGCCATTGATCAATTTGGCAGATTAGAAGAATGGTTCAAGCCAGAAGAAGATAAAAAATATTTTATACATGTAGATTTAGCTCAAAAGCATGACCACTGTGCGGTTTCATTGGCACATGTTGAAAAATGGGTAAATGTAAAAGTTACAGATACCTATTCTCAGCCAGCACCTATTGTAGTTGTGGATGCAGTAAGATATTGGACGCCAACACCAGATAAATCTGTGGACTTTACTGAAGTAAAAGATTATATTTTAGCAATTAAAACTAGAGGATTTAACATATCTTTATGTACATTTGATAGATGGAATTCTCATGATATGATGCAGCAATTAAAGTCATACGGAATCAATACAGAGACGCTCTCAGTTTCTAAAAAACACTATGACGATATGGCAATGATAGTTTTAGAAGAAAGATTATCTGGACCGTACATTCCATTATTGATAGATGAACTACTTCAATTAAAGATTATGAGAGATAAAGTTGATCACCCAAGAAAAGGCTCCAAAGACCTAGCAGATGCTGTATGTGGATCTATATATAATGCGATTAGCAATACTCGTCCTAATATAGATAATGAAATAAAAGTACATACATATGAATCAATGAGTTTTGAAGAAGAGCAAAAAGATGAAGTGTTTGTTCAAAATATGATAAGAGCTCCGAGAATGCCAGCAGATTTAAAAGAATCAATAGATAGGATGATGACAATATGAATATATATCAAGAAAAAGCAAAAGAGTGTAAGTGTTGTGGAAAGCATGTTCCCCTTCCAACTGTATTAAAAGAATATAATGGAATTATTGTTTGTCCTACAACTTTTTCTAATATAACAGAATATGCTAGAATATGGAATTCTATAGGAGGAAGACCTACAGGCAGTATTAGAAAACATTTTTCTGAATATGTTCAACAAATAGTTGAAAATAATTATAGGGAAAATAAATAAAGAAAGAAATATAATGACTAATATTCTTCAGAAATATGAAGAGTTTCACAATTATCATTTAATAAAAGTATCAAATCCTTTATTTATATATCAAATATATGACCCATGTCTAGATAAAGATTTTCCACTAACATATCATCTGCCATATTTACTAAGATTTAATGAAAAATCTAAAATGCATATAAATGGATCAACAATTTTAATAAATATAGATTATCCATATTTTCATAATGTTTTAGAAAATTTTTCAATTATATTAAATGCATATGAAAAAGATAATGATGTAACTGTAATTTTAAATTCAAATCAATGTAAAATTAATAAAAAAAATAATGATTTTATTGGAATGAATAATGAAGTATTATATGATAATGATAAAAATAGAATACATAACATATCTTATATTAAAAATTTTTTACTATATTTTAATATAAAATATATTTGTATAGATAGCAATGAAATAAAATCAATTTCTTCTGATGAATCTTTTCTTGGATTTTATATAACAAACTTAGTAGATGTTAGATTAAAAAGAGGGACACCCCCAGAATCTATATATGCAACTGCTAATGAGTACGGAAATCAAGTATATTGGACACAGATAACTCCGAATTTTGTTGATTACGACACCATGAAGTCTTTATGTAAAATTATCTACAGAAATCTTCCTAATATAAATACAATAAAAAATAAAAAGATATACATATCTAGAGCTAAAACACCTGGAAGAAATTTAAATATAGAAGAAGACATTGAAAATTATTTTAAAAAAAATAATTTTGAAATAATATATCTTGAAGAATATTCTTTTATAGATCAAATAAAAATTATTAAGCAATCAGAATATATTGTTACAAGACATGGAGCAGGACTAATTAATGTAATATTTGCTAATAAATATTCTAAGATTGTAGAACTTCATTTTTCGGAATTAGATAAACCTTATACTAGTCCACTACCATATAAAAATCTTGTTATAAATAATTTACATTATAATTCTTTAATAATTAATGGAACGGATAAGGATGATATATTAAATAATTTAGATATTCAATATAATTATTTAAACAATCAAATAATTAAAGGCGCTGAGTATTTTGATGCATTTTATCAAAAAAATGAAGGATTTATATATGAGTAATAAATGTTATATTTTTGATTTAGATGGAGTATTAGTAGATAGCAAAAAAATACATTATCTTGCGTTAAACGAAGCTTTGACAGAAATAGATAAAAGATACTACATATCAGAAGAAGAACAAAAAACAATATTTGAAGGGTTATCAACAAATCAAAAATTAAATATTTTAACTAAAAATAAAGGTTTACCAGAATATCTATATGACGATATATGGAAAAATAAACAAGAAAAAACAATAAAGTTTTTTGAACAATTGGAGAAAGATTATGATCTAATAGAAATTTTTCAAGAAATTAAAAAAAATAATATTTCAATAGCAGTTGCAAGTAATAGTATAAATAAAACACTAACGGCAGCTTTAAAATCTTTAGGTATATTTGATCTAATTGATTTTTATGCAAGTAATGAGCATGTTGCAAACGCTAAACCAGATCCAGAAATATATAATTTATGTATGCAAAAACTAGGAGCTACTCCTTCATCAACAACAATATTTGAAGATAGTTATGTTGGAAAGACTTCTGCTTTTTTATCTAAAGCCAGAGTTATATCTATTAAAAATAGAAAAGATTTAAATATTGAAAAAATTAAATTTGAAATATTAAATCAAAAAAAACCATTAAATATTTTAATTCCTATGGCTGGGGAAGGTAGTAGATTTAAATTAGCTGGTTACGAAAAACCAAAACCATTAATTAATATAGGTAATACTACAATGATAGATTTAGTAATTAAAAATATTAATTATAACGCTAATTATATTTTTATTATTAAAAAAGAAGATGAATTGCAATACGAAATATCTAATTATATTAAATCATTTTGTCCAAAATCTACTTTTATATTTCAAGATAAAAAATTAGAGGGTGCAGCCAAAAGTGTTTTACTTGCTAAAAATATTATAAATAATGATAACCCATTAATTATAGCTAACTCAGATCAATATATAATTTGGAATAGCAATAAAACTATTAATAATTTTATCAATTCTGGAGTAGACGGTGGGATTTTAACATTTAAATCTAATGAAAAAAAATGGTCATTTGTAAAAAAGAATAAAAATAATTTCGTCTCAGCAGTGGCAGAGAAAAATATTATTAGTGATGAAGCTACATGTGGAATTTATTATTGGAAAAATGGTTCTGATTTTGTTAAATATGCAGAACAAATGATTCAAAAAAATATAAAAACAAATGGAGAATTTTATGTATGTCCAGTTTATAATGAAGCAATACAGGATGAAAAAATCATTATATCTGAGATGGTCTATGAAATGTGGGGACTCGGAACACCAGAAGATTTAAATTTTTATATAAAAGAAAATGAATTTTTTATTGACTAATTTTATATTATTATATAAAATTATATACTACTAGGCAACAGTAGCTTAGTTGGTTAAAGCCCCGAACTCATAATTCGGCAATCGTAGGTTCAAGTCCTACCTGTTGCACAAGGAGAAAAATGGAAGAGCAGTTTGATGATAGTTTATTTCAATACTATCTAGAAGTCGGAGCTATAGAGCTTGCTGGGATGGACCCAGACGGAGAAATGATTTTTAAAGTAACAGAATATGCAGAAGAAATTGCACCTGAATTATGGAATGCCCATAAAGAATATGTAGATAATGCATTATTAGAATTGTATAATTTAGACCTAATATCAGTTGAATACGATGAAAATTTAAATGCAACAATTAGTCTGACCCCAGAGGCAGAAAAGATAATAAAATCAAAAGGAATCAATCCTATTGATTAATGATATAATTAATACAGGAGGTAATTATGCCATATAATATTAGACAGGGTGCTGCAGGTTGTAAAGGTTTTGCAGTAGTAAATGATAAGGGTGAACTTAAGGGTTGTCATCCAAGCAAATCAAGAGCATTAGCTCATCAAAGAGCGCTATATGCAGCAACAGCCAATGAAGAAAAAATGAAAAACGAAAAAAAGAAAATTTATTAAAAAATAATATGTTTGAATATAGAGTAAAGCAGGTTACAAAGGTAGTTGACGGAGATACTATCGATGTTGATATTGATCTAGGATTCAGCATTTCTTATTCTCAAAGATTAAGACTAGCAGGCATAGACACACCAGAGTCCAGAACAACAGATAAATTTGAAAAATCTTTAGGATTAGAGTCAAAAGAATATCTTAAATATAAATTTAAAGATGCAAAAGATATTGTGGTAAAAACAGAAAAGCCAGATAGCTCAGAAAAATATGGAAGAATACTTGGATGGGTTTATCTTGATGGAAATACAAAATCTATTAATGAGCAGATGATTGAAGATGGATATGCTTGGGGATATATGGGAGAAACTAAGGTTAAAGACTTTGCAGCCCTAGCAGAAAAGAGAAAGAAAAGCGGTAAGTAATGCCAATATATGAATATGGTTGTATTACCTGTGAAACTTCTTTAGAAATTACTAGAGGATTTAATGATAAAGAGTCATTACCTCCTTGTCCAGCATGTGGATATTCTATGACAAGAATTTATAATTCAGTTGGAGTACAATTTAAAGGTACAGGATTTTATAAAACAGACAATCCAAAATAATGATATAATATATATGGGTCGCCAAATGGGGCCCATATAATAATTTATTCGCTTGAAGGAGGAATAAAATGGTAACACAATTTGCTATGGATCTTTTTAGAGATCCATTTTTTATTGGCTTTAATCGTGAGTTAGAAAG